CTCCTGAGACTTTATTCCATCTTTTAATTTGGTTTGGAACATCTGCCCAGTCCTTGTTATTCAAAACCTTCAGCAGTGTAGAGGCTCGCAAATTGCTAGGTCCCAAATTAAAAACCCATGAAACCAAAGCATCAAACTCGTTTTGTTTTAATTCAGATTTAACCATGTCATTGATATAACCTTCGTACTCATGTAATTCGTGTGCAAGTAAATCTTCAGCATCTTGTTTGCTTATGGTCATGCCGTCTTCTACTGGACTACCATCTATTAATTTTAGACTGCCAAATCCTATAGTAGCTTTATTAGCTGCACACCTATAACTAATTACATTGCCGTCTTTATCTGTAGGACAGCCTTCAAAAAATTTAATTAAATTAATTCCTTCATCTGATATTTTCATATTAATTATTTCCTTCTTGTGGTGTCGTAACTTTTTTATAATACACAACAACTTCTTTAAGCTCATTTATATACCTCTTTAACTCTTGCATGTTATAAGCCATGAGTTCGTAATCTGGTACTGACATGGCAAAAAATACAACTTGTCCGTGTTCTTTTTCTACTCTTACTAAAAATTCTTCTATGTTTTTATCTGATACAACATACCAATATGGGTCTTTTAAGTCTATTTCCCTAGGCATAATAGGTTGCACTATAGTTCTTTCTATAGGCTTAGATACAATCTCTACCTGCTTAGTTGGTATTAGACTGCAACTGCAAGCCATCATCAAGACTGTCGATGTTACGACTATCTTCTTCAATGCTATCAAATACATCTTTAGTTCCTTTATTTACTCTTGGTTCTATTAAGCCGGGTTTAGCTGCTGCTAATTTGGTTAAATTATGTCTTTTAAATATATCAAGATACCTTGACATCTCTTGTTGAATCTCTTGGTTTCTGCCTTGCAGCTCTAATAAACTATTTGTTTGTAAAGTAAAATCGTTTTGCAGGCTTGCAATTGCTTCTTTTTGTGTGGCAACAGCTCCTTCTAATGCAAGATTGTTAGCTGTAAGTGTTTGATTTTGGGTAAATAAATAATAAGTTATAGCTGTTAAAACAAAAACTATACCTATTAAAACTTTGCTCATACAAACCTAGATAAAACCACGGAAAGTAAAATAAATGGATAAACAGCCCATATCATGTTTTCTAGCTTATCAAAACGCTTTGAGCCGTCTTCTAGTCTTCTTTCTATGTTTTCGTATCTAATCGTACACTCTCTTTCGTGTGCTTCTATTTTGGTAATTGCTTCTTTTGTTGTTGCCATAAATCTTATTAACTTGTTGTATAAATTTTTAATGGTTTTTCTTTCCCTTTAACCTTGATAGATTCTAACACTTTTAAAGAATAACCACAAAACTTTTCTGTTTCTTCACCAATGAGAATGTCTACTCCTCTTTCTTTAGTAGCAGACTCTAGCCTAGCTGCGATATTAACAGCATCTCCAATAGCAGAATAGTCAAACCTAGTATTGCTTCCCATATTACCTACGATGGCATCACCAGTATTTAAACCAATGCCTATGGCTATAGATGGCATACCCTCTGCTTCTAGCTCTTGGTTTACCACTTTAATATTTTTTATTATATCTAAAGCACATTCAAAAGCTATCTGTTCATGATGTTTTACATCAAGAGGTGCATTAAATATGTACATCCCGGCATCGCCAATAAATTTGTCTACCAAGCCTCCGTGTTTTTGTACTGCATCTACCTGCGCTGTTAAAACTTTGTTCATAATGTATGTAACCTGCTCAGGTTCAACTGATTCGCTTAGTGCGGTAAATCCTCGTAAATCTGTAAAAATAAAAGTACACCTTCTTCTTTCTCCGCCTAACTTTAATAAGTCAGGATTTTTCTGTAATTGTTTTACTTGCCTTGGGTCAAGGTAGTGTTCAAATTGTTTTTTAATTTGTAAACGCAATTTAAACTGTTCTCTGAAACGCAAATAGAAAGCAATAGCTCCTGCAATGAATTGTGAGACTAAAGTCCACGTTACATCTAGTAAAATTCCTTTCTGTATTAACCAATAACCACCTAATGCCGTACACAACATTGTTAAGGTTGCTAATGCAATGCCTAGGGTCATGCCAAGATAATTGATTAGGAGCCATGTTAGAGACACGATTATAGTAAAAATTAGTATTTCTGCTGCTAAAGACCAATCAGGGATTATTGGTGAGTTTTCTAAAAGAATTGACTCAGCCAGTGCTGCTTGTATTTTATGCGGCTCTAATAATCCGACTGGAGTTGCTACTTGTGGCATGATTCCATTGGCTGTGACTCCAATGATTACAAACTTTCCTGCAACTTTCATTTCTTTTAATGTAGTTTGTGGTGTGTCAACCCAACTAACCCACTTGCGACCAAGATTATCTGTTTTTATTGGAGGTAAATGTCTGACTGCTATTTCCTGAATACCATTATCATTTGTAGTAATAATATAAGACCTTGTTTCTGTTAATGCTTTTAGTATTTCTGTGCCAAAACTAGGCGACCATCCATCAGGTGTTTTCATCAACAAAGGCACTCGTCTGACTAGGTTATCTATATCTACCGGAGCTGTCGCTATGCCTTGATAGGTTTGTTCTTTTAAAACATCAATATTTTCTACAATACCCTGTGTTGGTATGCCTCCAACTTCGTTTCCCTTAATTACCGTGCCAACTGTTTTTGGGTGTTGACCATTTGGTGTTTCAAACATTGCTAAAACGCTTGGTGCAAAAGAAAGAGATTGTGCAAATACATCATCACCTCCAAACCTGTCAGCCTCTGAAAAGCTCATTGCCCAACCAACGCCAATAGCTCCTTCATTAATTAAGTCTATTTGTATTTGTGCTAGGTCTCTTCTTGGAAAAGGAAAGCCACCTCTTTCTTTAACATCAGATTCTGATATGTTGAGAATTACAAAGTTTCCACTTGGTTTTTGTTCTTTAACCAACGCATCAAATGTTTTTAGTTTTAGTATTTCTGTTGGAGTAGATTGAAACACTAGCGGTAAGGCTAGTGTTATCAATATTGGTACGATTAGTTTTTTCATCAATAACTTGAATCTTCAAAAATTTTATCAATGGTAGCATGATGTTTGTCAAACTGCTCCTTTGTCGTCCTGTCCTCCGCCTTTTGTGCTTTTGCAATTACTGATTCAATCTCTTCATAATTGTTCCAGTCAGGTTCAAGGTTATCGCACCTTTGTTGGTCTAGCATTATTGCTAATGGTGTCATCGTTTCACCATTTTTAAGACCCAGTGCTATTGCAGGCTTGCCGTCATCCCAAACACATACCAAGCAAAGGTCGTTTGGATTCTGTTGAATTAAAGTCATCTTTTCATACACTTTTTGTAATGTAGGTTTACTCATTATGCTACAACCTCCATTTTTTCATAAAAATCGCTGCCTTCACCAGTAGCATACACAAGCCAGTAGCCACAATTCTCACAATTTTCCTCATTGCTTGTTTGGTCTAGCGTAGGTGCATTGCATTTAAGACAGGTGCTAGGCACTAACTCAAAGCCACCAGTTTTTTCTATTCTTATTGTCATATTAATTAACTCCTTTTTATTTAATATACCTACCATTATACATAGGTTGCAACAGAAGTCAACACTTATCTACACTTATTTAATCTGACTGAGTAATTGTTATGACCGAATCACCGCCTCCATTTACTTTAACCACATTAGAAATACCGTCTTGTATAAAGATGACTGTGTAAGAATTGCTGCCGTCCAAATCTACACGGACGCTTTCATTCACCTGTCTTCTAAGGCTTACAACATTACCTGTTATTAAGGTGGTAATTTGCGTTTCAGGGTCTCTGCCTAAAAGTGTTCCTGTTATTTGCGTGCTAGTTGCTTGTGCTAAAACATCTTCTTCTTCTGCTATAGCAAGTGCATCTAAAACATTTAATAAGTCTTCCAAATAATTAACATCGAGATAATTAATTGAAAGCTCATTGTATTCAAGGCTATCGTCAGAAAGAAAATCCTCAGCAAGATAGTCTATGTCTAAATCATTAAAATCAAGCACGCTGTCGCCTTTTGTTGTTGTGGTTTCTTCTTGTATTACTATTTCTTCTTTAGGAGGAGTAACAATGAGCATGTTATCTATGACATCAAGTGTTAAATCTAAGATAACAGGTTTACTTGGAGCTGATTCAAACACGCTTACTGTTGTGGTTTCTTCTTGTATTACTATTTCTTCTTTAGGAGGAGTAACAATGAGCATGTTATCTATGACATCAAGTG